TGCAAAATTACAGAGTAAATACGGCGTGGAATGGCACGCTGTTCCTGCTCGACTGACAACAGAAAGGAGTTATTCCCATGAGTGAAATTTCGATGTATGAAGCGCAGAAAAAGAAGATGGAGGGACTGTGCGAAGAACACAATTTGACGTACCGCTTCCACAAGGATCGTTATCCCATCATCTTCATCATCCGCCCGATTCAGGGCATGGACGCCCAGCTCTCTATGCTGGAAAACGTCGAGGAAGCCGGGTATATCAGCCCCGAAGCTGAAATGATGTGGATTTTCAAGGATGGTGCACTAGAAACGCGCGTCAGCGGCGGCACGTTCACGATCTCCAAGACGCTCCGCACCAAGATGGAATCCATCCTGACGAAGATGATCACCTACTGGCAACAGTATTTTTTCAAGGACGTCTTGGAAAAGCACTCACTTGCCGCTGGCATGATGCCAGTCATCAGCGAGGAAGAAGCCGCAGACGATGAATACGAGGAAGACGAGGAAGGCATCAACGAGGAAGCAGAAGCTGAAATGGATGACGTAAACGAGCTGGAGGACGCGGATGATGAACTCGGCGATACTGCCGACAATTCTGGCGCCGCCGATGATGACCTCTACGATCAGGCTGTCAGCATTGTCCGCATGGAAAACAAGGCGACGGTTTCTCTCCTGCAGCGCCGCCTGAACGTCGGCTATGCCCGCGCCGCCCGCATCATGGAGCTGCTGGAGGAAAACGGCATTGTCGGACCGTTCGCTGGCTCGAATCCGCGCGAAGTCCTTCCTACCGACGAGCCGGACGATGTGGAGGGCTCAGACGATGAATAATCAGAACCCGCCTCTGCTCAAACGGGATGATTACAAAACCATCAAGCACATGAACCGTGAAGACCTGACGAAATACCTCTATCGCATCTACCGGCGCGGCTTCGATGCTGGTGTCGAGTCCACCAAAGGCAAGGTCACCAAGCGTTCCATCGTACCGCCTGAACCGGCGCAGACGGAGGAATAAGCCATGGGAAGAAGCGTGCCGCACAATCTGAAAAGCACCCATCAGACGGAGTTTGTAAAGATCTTCAACTCCCTCTGCGGCCGATATGGACGCTGGGAAATCTGGCAAGATTTCATAATACTCGCCGCAATCGCGATCTCAAATACCGTTGACCGGAGCCACGCTGCCGAGCGTGAAAAGACGTATATGACGATTGCCGGAAAGTACAAGCCTGAAGAAATGCTCAAATTCTCGCAGATGCTCCAAGAGGTCGTGATCGGTATGGATTTCAATCCAGATCAGGACTTTCTCGGCGAGCTTTACATGGCACTGGATTTGGGCAATGACCACGCTGGGCAGTTTTTCACGCCCTATGATGTCTGCCGCATGATGGCCGAGATCACCGGCACAGACCTCCAAGCGCGTATAGAGCGGGACGGCTGGATCTCCGTCAACGATTGCGCTTGTGGTGCAGGAGCGTTGCTGGTGGCGTTTGCAAATGCCTGTACGCGACAGGAAATCAACTACCAGACCTCCGTGCTTTTTACGGCGCAGGACATTGACTACATCGTTGGCCTGATGTGCTACCTGCAGCTCTCGCTCATGGGCTGCGCCGGGTACGTCGTGATTGGCGACACGCTTCGTCATCCCTTAACAGCACTTGACCGCCGGGGGCTTATCCCCCGGCCAGACCAGAACATATGGTACACCCCGTTTTATTTCCGCGACATCTGGCACTACCGCCGCATCGGGGCGCAAATGGAATTGCTGTTTCCACCGGTCGATACGCAAGATCAGCAAGTTACACGCAAGTTAGGAAAACAAGATGCACCAACGGTTTCTGCTTCTCCTGCACCTGCGACCGGTTCATCACAGCAAG